GGCGAACGTAAGACTAATTTCGGTTAGATTACGAGACCCTCCAGTAAAGATCAAAGCTGAACAACAAGCTTGATCTAAAACAGATGGCCAACCTCAAATCGAAGTCCTCCCAACTCTTTGTTATTCCCGATAATGCTTTCTTTAGCCATACCTCTTTGGGGTAAGCTATTATGAAAGGTTGTTATGGTTTCACGTGAGTTCCTGGATTATCTTGATTTTACGGTTATTCTAATCTAAGGGAAAGTTAAATCCTTAGTTCTACCCAAATGGCAGCACGGTATCTTTATGAGCTGTTGCCCACTATGGTCTCAAGTTCGAGATTCAGAGTTCGGATACGTGGCTCGAAGTATGCATCACCTGTGAGATCGTCAAAGATCATCCACAGGTCCATATCTTCGCCCTCTCTGTAAGGAGCGGGTTGAGCCTCCTCTGGTTCCAGAGGTGTATCGGTACGGCGGCAAAACCTGTACCCCTCGGAAAGTTTCACAATTTTCCGCGAACTCATAGGTTTTTGAACATACTCTTTTGGATAGTCGGAACCTTTGAAGTAAACCAGTTTATTATCTGGACTAATCGATCCATGAAGTGGATGATTCTTTACTTCAATGTGTAACTCTATTTTGTCCCTTTCTTCACTGGTGTATCCAGGTGGTGCAGGTTGCCTCTTCGGCACATACACCCCTAGATTAGGCTGCTTGTTCTCGCAGTCGTTCCAGGCATCATTAACGCCAAAGAACTCGGGCTCCTTCAGCTGGAGTCCCGGTGCTTTCCATTGATGATCCTGGTACTGGGTATACTGCTTATGAAGAGCAGTTGCCCAACACCTCTGAGGTAAAGTGAATTCAGTGGATGGGGTATATAACCCACACATCCCTAATTCTCTGGGTCCAAAATAGTTCCGCTGTCCTCCTGAGCTGTACACGTCTAGCATCTTACGATTCCAGGCGGTATAGATCTTGTCAAAATCCTTGGTCTTGAATCCTTCACGAACTTCCTTGTGTATTGTCCACAAGGGTTTGAGGTCGACTGTGTCAGTCTGACCCCCAACCTTTGAGCGCCCCTTGAGCAACCCAAGGTTACCATAGTCGCAACCCATAAAGAAATCGTCATCCCCGCTGGGGGTTTTGGTCTTTTTATTTATGTAGAGCTGAGAATTGATCATAAGAAATTTCTCTGAACAGAGATTCTTTCCCTGGGAAAGTTTAAAACCGAAGAAACGAAGATTGTCCTCCCATCTCATATACTGACCATTACAACCTTTCCACAATATATCATCCCCATTTATCAGAACAGGTTCCTTCCGGAACCGATTCCTTAAACGATGAATATTTCTCTGATCCCGCTCAGGTTTACCGTCGAGCCTCCAGACATGGAAGCCTTCAGATAATCTCGAGACCGATAAGAAATATGTCAAGTAATTGATGATACAGAGTATTGGAAAGGAAAGTATTGATCCCATGAGTTGACCGTTCCGCTGGATGTTTCCATCCACCTCATCCGGTCCAAGTTGGGGGTATTCGATTTCCTGGTTTACCAAGTTAGACATGATCATGTCTAACTCGCCTTCTGTCAACCATGGTGACAAGAACTTTAAGACCCTAGTGGCAACGATTTCCGTCACCCTTTGATCCAGTCCATCAGTGGCTCCCTTGTAGTCGCCAGATCTCCAAGCACCCTCTATGGGGCGAGACAAATCTACAAGGTCGTTGATATCAGACCCGTTAAACGGGTGGTCTAGAGCAGAGAAAGGTTTAAGTCTTCTGAGTCCGGAGTGAATAGCATGTTGCCATGCTTTACTCAAGTACTGAGGTATTGCCTCAGACTTCGTGATCACACGAACCTTTAAGGGTTCGATGATCGGTACGACAGAACACTTACACCTTCTCTCGCTATAGGGCTTGTCCTTCTTCAAGGCAGTCTCCCACAGCGTTTCCATGATATCTTCGTCGAGTCCACAAACTGATGTTCTCAGTTCCTTGGCACCTTCGCTTCGCGTCTCATACATTTTATATAAGAAGTCTGAAAGAAGCGAGATGTGGCCTTCCTTAACCAAATAATCCCTAATAAACTCTCTACTACCACCTCGAACCCCTTGCTTTTCAAAGCAGGCTTTCGTTGAAGGAGAGGGACATACTTCCATTAGATCCTTTCGGGTGACCTGACTACCCTCCAGCATAGCTGGGAGTAGAT